GACTATCCCGGTGTCGGTGGCTTTGATGTTGTCAATCTGTCTGGCCAACTGCGCGTAGAAGTTCTGCATGGCTCCCATCGCCCCCTCGTCGCCACGCCCGCCGCCAAGGCTGTCTACCTCAGCGCGGGCCGCAGCCACCCCAGCCGGGTTGGCACGCGTGTAGGCAATATCGTCGCCCAGCTTGGTCAGTTCTTCCCGCATCCCCGCCGTAGTGGCGGCGCGGCGCAGGTTATCCGCCCGCATGCTCACGGCGCCGATATTCTTGTTGGCGTCCAGAATACGCGCCATCTTCGCCCCGTCAGGCGTCAGGGCCATGGTCTTTACCCACCCAGCCAAGGGGGCCAGCGTGTCCAGCACGTCGTCCGAAACGTCCACCAGCGTGTCGCCGTCCCGCCGTATCACCTCCGCGAACATGCGACTGGTCTGCGCCGTCAACTCCTCTGGCGATTTGAGCGGAGCGCCGCTGTTGATGGCGCCACGGAAGGAAGTCATCTGGCGCTCCAGCGCCTCCTCGCTCAGACGGAAAACGGGCACGTCCAGCCCTTTCCAGTACCGCGCCACGTCCAGGACTTCGCGCGTCTGGAACTCGTCGGCCAGGTCCATGAGCGCAGGCTCGTAACCGCGTTCCCGTTTGAAAGTTTCGCGGGCTTCGCGCAGACGTGTCACGAGGGCTTCCGGCGTTTCGCTGGGGTCGGAGCGGAGCGCACGATAAATCTGTGTCGTGGCCTGCTGGGTCGCCTGCGGGCCGATGTTGAACAGGGACCCAATGGACTCCACGACGTCCATGAACCCGGGGACAGGTCCGCCGCCGCGCGCCAGGGTCTGGACACCTCCGCCTGCGATAGCGCCCAGAAGCCCGCCCGCCAACACGGCGTCCGTGACCCTCTGGGGGTCAAACGCCTCCCCCGCCCCCATGCTGATAGTCTCGTCAAGGCCGGTACGGATACCCTCGAAGATGGCGCCGCCCGCAGCGCCCTCTCCGGCCGCGCGCACGATGTTGGCCAGTTTGGGTTGACGCGCCGCCCAGCGCATGGCGCCGTCCATCATGCCGGTCTTGGTCAGGGCCTTGGCGCCCAGCACCGAAACGCCCTTGGCGATGCCGATACCCGGAACGATAGCCCCGGCGATGTCGGCAGTGATCGCATATTCCGCGTCCCACCCGTCCTGCACGGCTTTCAGGCTCTCGGCGTAGGTCATGTCCGGTATCTCGTCGCGCATGCGCCATTTGAACTCCAGCGCCGAGATGGGGTCAAACGCGGTCATGGTGACTGAACGGCCAGCCTGTGCCAGCCAGCCGCCGATCGTGCCACTGTCGGGCGCCAGGAACGTCGGGATCGGGCGGTCGAGCGCGCTCTGCGTGGCGGAGGAGGCGTCCGCCACCAATCCAAGGTCGCGGGCCTGCTGCCACGGGGGCATATCACCCCCGCTGAACACCTGCCCTGCGGGAGGGGATGGCGCTCCTGCGGGAGGGGATGGCGCTCCTGCGGGAGAGGATGACGTCCCTGCGGTCGCCCACGGTGGAGCCTCGCCGCCGGTGATGATCGTGCCGGGTTCAATCTGTGGGCCAGCCATCACATACCTCCAAGGTCAAGCCAAAGACGCCCCGGCTTGAAGGCGGGCTGTTGCGGTGCGGTGCGGGACGACATGGAGCCTCCGCCGGAGCGCATGTAACGCGCCGCGCGGCTGTCCTGGTGGCTCTGGAGAGGGCGCAGGAACTTGCGCACGATAGCGGCGCCTGCCTCGCCCGCCGTGGACGTGGCCATGATCGAACGCGCTGCGCCCGACTCTTTCCCGCCCAACTCGAACATGAGGAAATCCAGCTGTGCGTCGGCGTCGTCCAGCGCCAGGCCCTGTTGACCGGCGAACGCTTCGAACTCGCGGCGGCGCGGGCCGGTCAACTGATAAAGGCCGAACCCGCCGCGTGAGCCTTTCACGACGGGGGTGATCTCGTTGATGCCAGCGTCAAGGCCGCTCTCGTCCTGCATGTTCATGGCGAACCCCTGCGCGATGTGCTGTGGGAGACCGCGTTTCATCAACCCGTCCACCACCCACTGTTCGTCCACTTTACCCGAGCGCCCGGGGCCACCCGACGACGGGCGGGATGGGGGCGTCATCAAGGCGTCCCAGCCGCGCAGGCCGGACGACGACGGGGGCCGGGACCGCGTGTTCGCAGTCCGTGACGCCTCGAAGATGTCGATCAGGGAGGTCCAACCATCTGCCATTATTCGACCAACGTATAGTTGCTGCTGTCGGAGGGGTCGCCACCGTTGAACCGCCATTTCTGCGCAGGTGTCCATTCTGCTGGAGGCGCACCGATGGCCGCACCGATGTCGGTGTAGATGCCTTCGATCAGCGCGAGGTTTTCGAGTAGTTTCTCGGATGATTGCCGTTGGTCAAGGTTGGCGACGGAGGCTTGGAGCAAGCGGTTCTCGAAGTCCGACACCTGACCCAAAGCGCCCCCGGTCGGGGAGGCGTCACGCATCTCCTGCAACTTGTCAAAGCCGAGGTTGGCCCTGATGGTGTCAAGGTCGGCGGCGGTGTCCAGCATGGGGGTCATGGGGATGTTGGTGGCGACTGCCCCACCCATAAACCCCGTCACGGGGACACGGCCCTCCTCGATCTGCTTGCGCACCTTCGCAACCCGATCCAGAACGGTCTTTACACTTTTCATTGTGCTGGCGTCGGCCTTCGCGGCCTTCGCTGCCAGTTCGGCGGTTTTGTCAGTCGCCGCAGGGCTGGCCTGCGCCACCCGATCATTCTGGGTCTGGCCGGTCAGCGAAGCGTAATAATCGTCCAGCACAGCGGGGTTATCGACCAGCGCCTGGCGCATACCGGGGATGTCGTCCGGGCTGACCCCCAGTTCGGAGAGGGCCTCCACTGTGCGGTCGAACGCGGTCCCCATGTCCTCGCCCCGGTCGCGGGCGGAGCGCAGGCCGTTGACCAGATTGAGCGTCGCTTGCTGGGAGCGGTCCTGACGGGCGCCCTGCATCTCGAAGTCCTGCGCCTGTCCCTGACGGTCGAACTGCGCTTGTTGGCGGTTCTCGGTGCGGTCCAGCCGGTTCTCCTGGCGCATGCCCATCTGCGTGTTCTGCTCGAACGCCTGCTCGCGCTGACGCATCTGCTGGAGGTTGGCGAACAGCTGGGGATCATCGGCGGCGTCACCGAACTCCGCTCTGGCGTTCTGACGGGCCCGCGCCTCGCGGGGCATGGACTCGCCGATGTCGTAGCCGGTCTTGAACAGTTCAATAAGCGTGGCCATCGTTACCGCCGCCCACTGTAATAGTTGTTGGTGACGCCCGGAGGCGCGGGTGGGGTGATGCCGTTGGCCTTGTTATACATGTCGGTGAACCCTCCGGCGGCGGCCCCCAGACCGGCGACGATATTGTCGGTGCCGCTTTGTCGGATCGCGTTGGTGTTCGCGGCGCCCTGCATGATCGAGTTGGCCGCACCCGCTCCGCCTGACCCACCGCTGGAGGCGGTGTTGAAGGCTGCGTTCAAGCCGGTGTCGCGCTCCGACGCCAACATGCCGATGAAGTTCTGCTGGTTGCCCATCTGGGTCTGGAACTGGTTCATAAAGTTGCCGAACTCCTGCGACCCCATCCCCTGCCCGTAATCGTTCAGGCCTTGGAGGGTCGCGCCGCTGTTCAACAGACCGCGCGACGCGGCGTTGCCAGTGATGGCGTTCATGCCCTGGCCCATGCGGAACTGGAACCCCGTGCTGTTCTGGTAGTTCTGGAACGCCTGCTGGGCGCGCTGCTGCGACTCCGGGCTTCCGTCGCCCATCCCCATAAGCGATTGACCCATCCCCAGCATCTGCTGGAACCGACCGTCGGGCCCGAGTTCCTGACCCACCTGTTGGCCGAACGCGGCGCCTTGAGTCTGCGCCTGGTTCACGCCTTCGTTACCTTCCAGGTATCTGAACCCCGTCAGCGACGCGTCGATGGACGCCTGCGTGGCGGCCGCTTGCGCGCTGGCCTGTCTGCTGGCGGACCGCGCCCCGACCAGAGCGGAGCCGATACCCGCGATGGCGCTGATGAAACCCATGACCTACCCCCGACGTAGCTTTGCAGCGTTATACGCTTGAAACCGCTCCACTGTCAAAACCAGTTTACCCGCGTGTCGCGTGGCGCCCAGCGCACGGGCCAGCGTGGCGGCCTCACGGGCGTAGGGGTGGGTCTCCGGCGCGGAGCCGGTCACGCACAGGACGTGGCGGTTGGTGAACGCCTCGTGCAGCATGGAGCGCAGGGCAGGGAGCCGCGCGCCGGTCGGGCAGTACCAGTGCAGTTCACAGACCGGGGAGCTGTGGTGCGTGCGCTCCAGCGCGATCCAGCACCCGTCCTCCTCCAGCACCAGCCAGCCCGGACAGGACAGGGCGATCCTGAACCCCTCGGGCGTGTGCGCGCCGAAAGACAGGTGGGCGTCGGGGTGGGCGGACACCAGACGGTCCACGGCTGCGAACCCTGCGATCACGAGACCACCGCGCGGTCGGTGGACCTGCGCCAGTCGGTCCCGTCCGAGAAAGCCAGAACAGCGCCACCTGTTTCGTTGGAGACGAAGGCGATTGCGCCCGCGCCGGACGTTGCGGCACTGGGCAGTCCCGCCACCGTGTATGCGGGCGCGGCGGTCGCTATGAACTCCAGCGCCGTCGCGCCTGCGTTGACCGCGACGATCTTCCCGCCTTGGCCCGTGTAAGTTGAAGGTGTGTCCGTCAAGGCGAGGAAAGTCGTGGTGAGGTCCGCGAACTCCAGCGCCGTCTCCCCGGCGTTTACCACAGCCGCCTGTCCAGCGGCGCCCGTGTAATTGGCGGGCGTGTCCGTCAGGTCTGTGAACGCCTTGTCAAGCGTGACCCACACCGGAGCGGCGGCAGGGCCGCCAGTGGCCAGCACAAAGCCCGCTGTGCCCGGTCCCAGCGTGTCCCAGATCGACGCGCCCCTGAACAACAGGTCGCCGTGGGTGGCGCCGAGCAAATTGAGGACGGCAGACACCTCGGCGGGGGTGGAGAGCGGAACGATGATGTCGTTGGTTGTGCGCTGGCTCTGCCACCATTGCATGAAGTCCGGCGTGGGCTGGCCTCGCTCGTCAGTGATCCGAACGAACGGATTAAGAGGGGGTACGGCCATCTGCGCCCCCAATGTCGGCCTCGACGTTGGCGATGAACTTGATGCCGCCCTCGTCATAAATGCGGAACATGCGCCCCGGTGCCGTGAACGCCCCGAGGGACCGGAACTCAATCCGCTGGCGCGTGTTCGTCGTCAACTCGATCTGGTAGGTTGGCCCCCACGTCACGCCCCGGTCGTCCGAGAACTCCATGAACAGAGTGGGGGAGATGCTGTCCGCCAGCACACCGGCCGATCCGACCATGCGCAGGGCGTACTGGCGCAGGAAGTCAATGCCCCCGGTCTGGAGGATACCCGTGACCTCGTAGATTACCGGACGCCAGCCCTCGTCAAGGAACGACTGCGGCGTGAGTTTCAACAGTTGGCCCGATCCGTCCGCGCCACCAATCACCATCTTGCCAGAGCGCCAGTGGAACCCGTTCTTGAAGTTCCAGCCACCGTATCCCGCCGTGCGGAACCGGGACCATTGCTGGGTCAGGATGTCGTAAACCAGCGTCCCGTTCGAGCCGAGGTCCAGCACATAGAACGTGTGGCCGTCGAAGTCGAAGGTCCAGGCCCGTTGGCGCACACCGCTGGGGTCGCCCGTCGTCCAGACAAGTTGTGTTACCGAGAATGGAACTCTTGCCATGGCGCCATCATCCCCCTGCCGAATAACCTGCGCCACGACTTGCGCCGCGCGCATTTGCTGCGTGAGGACGCGGAGCACCGCCTGCACCGCGACGAAGGAAGTACGCACCTCTCGCGGCGTGGTCTGGAGCACCGCTTGCACGGTGACGAACGTGGAACGCAAAGACCCGCCCAAACCCTGCCGCACGGCCTGAGCGGTGGCAGACGTAGCGTGCATGACGCCAGAGCCCTGCCGAACGGCCTGGACGGCGGAGAACGGGGAGCGGACGTCGGCCACGGGTCACACCGTCCTCACAAACCGGATACGGCCAGCGTTGATCGTGGAGGGTGTCAGAGCGGCGGACGTATCGGGGTCCTCCTCGAACACCTGTCGCACCCATGCCGGGTTCAGATCAACGTTGGCGGCGGTGCCCGTGTCCACGGCGGAGCCGGGGCCGACCAGATCGAACCGTATCTCCGCGCTGCCCGCATCGGTCTTGTAGGCGCGTGACGTGATCTGCAACCCCAGAACGCCCGTTGCGTCCAAGGGCAGGCGCTCGATGGCGAAGTTGCTGGGAGCCGGGACGCTGTAACCACCCGTGAGCGTAGCGGCGTTGAAGAACCCATCCGCCATGGTTTCGGTCGTGGCGGTGCTGTTCCCCGCCGCGCCCGCCGTGGCCGCCTGTAGGGTGAACTGCGGGGAAAGGAACTCCAGCGCGCCCGCGCTGACGTTGGCGACCGTGCCGGTCCCGTAGATCGTCCCCTCGCCCGCCCCGGCGTTGATCGCCGCGATGATGTTGGAGACGCAGGCCGCGATGCTCGCACCGATCAGCACGTCGTTGGCTGTGGATACCGCCGCGCGCCAGGTGTAGGTCGTGGCGCCCACCACAATGGTCTCCGTAGCTGTGGGCAGGCCCTCGAAGGTGAAGGTGCCGGTAGCGGGCAGGAGCGCCGCCTCCATGAACGTGTCGTCCCATGCCGGGCGCTGGTTCAACACCAGATAGGACGACGCCTTGTCGGCGGGGGCCAGCGACGTCACGTTCGGCGCCGCCAGCGTGACCGTGCGGGCGAAGCTGGACGAGTCGGCAATCGGTGTGCCGTCGTAGGTCAGAAGCAGCACAACGTCGGCCCAGTCCGCGTCTCCGATGCCGGTGGGGAACGGTGCGGTCGGCGGGGTGAAGTCAGAGGTGTACCGGGCAGTCCCGACCGTGAACCGTGTCTCGTCGAGGAAACCGCTGAACCGGCCCGCAGCGTCGGGAGCGCCCGCCGATGTAAAGTAAACGCCGATACCCATGAAGGCCGTGCCGTCGAAGTAGGTGTTGGCGTCGGCCAGTGGAACGCCCAGCTGCACGCCGTCGATGAACACCATGGTCTCGGAGGACGCGCGGCTCACCGCGACGTGATACCAGTGGTCCGTCACCGGCACCCACGGCAGGCGCTTGACCACGATGGTGTTGGCGCCGGTGGTGGACACCTGCCAGACCAGCGATGCCGTCGCGCCGTCGTAATACAGCATGTAGGACCGCAGGCCCGCAGCCTCGCGCCATTTGGAGAGCAGGGTCATGGTGGCAGCGCCGGTGGGCAGGGTGCTGAACCGGGCGAAGGTCTCGAAGGTGAAGTCTGCCGCCGCGACGGTCAGCGCCGCAGCGTCAGCAAACCGGACGCCCGTGCGGTTGGTCTGGTGGTCGAGAACGCCTTGGCCGATGTTCTCGCGCGGGTAGGCCAGCCAGTTGTCGCCCTCGTTGTCCTCCGTCCGCATCTCCTGCGCGGACACGAACACTTGGCCCAGCAGGTCATTGTTGTAGCTGCCAGCGGTGTTGCAGATCACGATGTCGCGGATGGCACGTTGGGTCAAGTCGCTCTGCCCGCCAGCACCCCGGAACGACGTCGGCAGGAATGTGATGCCCAGGATGTCTGCCGTGCCCACATTGAGTCCCGTGCCGGTCAGAACAAGACTACCTGCCGTGATGTCGCCAATGTAGACGTCAAGGGCCATACCCGCAACGCTTTTGACAATCCTCATGCTGATGTAATACCAAGTCAGAGGCTGGATGACTGGAGCCGCAGAGCGCAGGAGGATGGCTGGAAGGCCTTGCACAGGAGTGTTGCCGACAGTTGTGAGAGGTGCGCTGTCCGTGATCATCAAACGCCCGGTCGTATCGACGCAGAGGCGGAAGGAAATGGCGCCTCCGCTGGTCGTGAAAGCCGCAATCTGGCCGTGTGCG